AGATTATTTGAGACGGTCTATTCACGATGATCAGATTGACCTGAGTGAGTATGATGATGCACCTCATGAACGACAACGTGAGTTACTTACGTGGGGAACATACGGTATCAAGGGCGACCAACCATTGCAGTATAAGACTATCGAAGAAATGGAAACAGGACACCTCGAAGCTGTAGTAAAAATGGTTGGTATATGTCCAATCCGAAGAAAATGTATGCAAAAAGAATTGGAGTTACGCACTAATGAAAGTTGAAATATCAGACGAATCTATAGAAAGAATCATGGTACAGGAATTGACACAGTCTCTGGAATGGGCTCTTACAGACTTGTCTAGGTATGATGTTGGTTTAAATGCAAACATCCATGTGGTAGGTGACCCTGAAAAAGACAAAGAGGAACTGCGCAAAGACATCGAAGCATACGAAAGAATCTTATCTTACTGGAAGGTGCCGGAGTAATGACAATGCCAAATGAAAGACGTAATGCTGTTAACCATACCCGTATATTCTTACTCGACTTAATGGATCCAAAGAAGACACCACGCGTACCAAAGTCCATAAGAAAAGAAGCGCACCGTTGTCTGAAACATTATCCACACGAATACGATATGTTACGAGCTTCAGAACAGGCACCTAAAATATTTGGGGATTGGGATAGTGGATTATAATCCCGACAACTGGGTAATATTAAAGATTAAAGAAGGCAAAGGTACATTCCCCTTCTACAAAGTTCTAGCAGGATGGAGTGGCGGTTACTTGGATGGTGACAGTTGGAGAATGAACAGCGGTATCGTTAACTGTACCTCTGAAGGAGACTACTGGCACTTCCACGGTCATAGCGGAAGCGTCTACAAGTGTGGTCTCGACTCATATGGAATTTCTATGAGCACTTCGGTAATCTACGACGAGTTGATTAGGTACTTTGGAAATAAAGTAGAACTGATGCCTGAAGACACCAATTGGACGGATATTGAGTGGTAACCCCCATACTCTATGTGGTATGGAAAAGAAAGTAAATGGCCTGATGCCTTGGAGAAGAAGTAAATGATAAAAAAGAATAGATTTGATTTAGAGCAAGAAATTATGGACTGTTGGAAAGTTACCGAGGATATCAGTATGGTGACTAAACACTTCATCGATAGTCCACAATGGAAAGGTATGAGTGCTGAACTCGCTGATGCTATTATGAACAAATACTTTGCGATTGAAGAACTTTATGAACTCAAGTTCCAAAACCTATTCGACACTTTTGTTGATTGTATACCTGACCTGAAATCTTCTATAGAAGATGATTCAGGACTGACAGAGTATGTTTTTTCTGATGACGATGACGATGATTTTGACCCACCTTGGGATGTAGAAGATTCCAGTCCACAAATAGAACTTCGATTGAATGATGTCACCCCTGCGGAATGGGATGAAGTGACCTCTAAATACCACAAATAAATAAATTTCCGAATTAAAACCCCCCTTGTTATAAATAAAAATAGACAAGGGGAGAGTCTAATGAAGACGTTTAACACAGTGGCAATAACTGCCTTGCTGTGCTCTTTACTTTGGATTGGCTGCACAGCACTTATAATTGATGAATATATAAAGGTAGTACAAACAAAAGAGTTCCAGATACAAATGAAAGACTGGGACATAGTCAACATTAAAAACTTAAATAAAATATATGACCAGGCACTAAGAGACCTTGTTTGGAGATGTCAGAATCGTGAAGAGATTCTAATTTCAAACAAACCCTATATGTGTCATAAAATTGATAAGGTGTAACTAATGATAGCATTTCGTAAAGAAGTCTTCGAAGTCTTCGATGAGTACAAGAAAGCAGGAACTCGCGAAGAACGATTAGATGTTTTGAAAAAATATGAAGATAACTGGGCGTTCAAGGATATCCTTCGCGGTTCCTTCGATGAGTCTCTGGAATTCAACCTTCCGGCCGGACGCCCACCTTTCACTCCGAACAAACCGGAGTCTATTCCATCTACCTTACTGAAACAGCATAAACAGTTCGGTAAGTTTATAAGGGGCGGTCAAGGTGACCAAACCCCATCCTTTAAAAGAGAGAATCAATTCGTCCAGCTTCTAGAATCCGTTCATCCGGAGGATGCTGAGTACGTTCTGAAAATGGTGGCAAAGAAGCCACCCTGTCGTTATATCACAAAAAAACTAGTTCAGGAGGCATTTCCAAATTTGATCCGCGAGTAATCTTTTCGACACTAACTAACTTCTAAGGAGAATCCTATGTCGAGTCAAGAACAGCAGTTGAACCAAAACATTAACGAACTACAAAGGTTCGTGCATGACACCAGGCGCCAAGCAATATATTCCCAAGGTAATCGATATTATCGAAAGGAAACTTTGAATCAGTATTATACGATACTAAACGCGTCTTCTCAACAACTTTCTCGATAGGAGGTGATTATCTCTTCAGGTGCAGATTTAGTGAGACTCCTGTCGTAGTGATTGACAAAATTTTGGAATGGATTTATAATGCCACAGTATGAGTTTAAAAACAGCGAAACCGGAGAGGTCAAGGAATTGTCTCTCCGGATTTCCGAATATGACCAATGGATATCTGACAACCCCGAATGGGTTCGTTATTTCACCCCAGATTCCGCCCCCAAACTAGTTTCCGGAGTTAGGACTACTATGAGTATGGCGGGTTCGGAATGGGAAAACAAACTCTCCGCTATTAAAAAGAATGCGGGAAGACAAAGTACAATAAAGGTTTAGTAGTATGAAGTTTTTTAAATGGTTAAGTTCGGGCCCAGTTGGTGGAAAGAATATCGTTGACACTGGCCCAGACCCAGATGATATAACTGTAGAGAACGCATACAAAACAAGGTGGGTGTGGTACCATACTATACTTGCTTTAGAAATTTTAACTACTAACATACTCTTGGCATCTATTCTGGTGGTGCTTGCAATTAAGTTGTAATGTTAGACATAATACGTAAATTATGGTGCAAACCTAAAGTGAAAGAAACTATGAATCGTGAAGCAGTATTCCAACAACTAAAGATTGACGAAGGCGTCGTTTATGAGATTTACCTCGACCACCTCAACTATCCAACGTTCGGCGTTGGTCACCTCATCAAAGAAAGTGACGGAGAGTTCGGCGCTAAGGTCGGAACTAAAATATCCCCCGAAAGAGTTGCAGAGGCATTCGACCAAGACCTCGACATCGCAATCTCAGAATGTACTGTACTATACGGAGAAGGGTTCTGTTATCTACCAGACGAAGTCCAACAAATCTTGGTTAACATGATGTTTAACATGGGTCGACCAAGGCTAAGTAAGTTTAAGAAGATGAACGCCGCGATTGAGAAGGGTGACTGGAAAGAGGCTGCGGTCGAAGGGAGGGACTCAAGATGGTATCATCAAGTAGGCTTCCGTTCCGCACGTTTGATGAAGAGGCTTGAAAATGTCTAATGTGATTTTCCAGTACATGATTGTTAGTGATGCAGTAGATGCTCGCGGTGGTATCAAAGGATGGGACGGTTCACGTTCTTCCCTATACAAAGAAGTAGCAGATATATCCCGTACCTCATTCGAAGAGTACGCAAAGAAGATTGGAGCAGAACACGTCTATTCCGACGAACGCGTTGCGACCAAGGGCCACGGTTGTTCTACTTCCCTATTGCACGAATGCGCTCGTGTCTGGTTAGACCCTATGTTCGACCAGTACGATAACCTACTATTCGTCGATACTGACATCGTGGTCAATACCGAAGAGAATATCTTTGACGTTATGGATTCGGGTGCGGATGTATACGGTGTCCTAGAGTCTGACTTCGTAACCGCTGATGGTGGTGGGTATAATTCTTGGGATAGTAACGAAGAGAACTATAGAAACTTCTGTCGTAAATTTGAGATGCATGACTGTCCTATCGTCCCTGTAATGCCCCCTAATCGCCCGTCTAAGTTGATGATAATGAATACTGGTGTGGTTCTGTGGACTAAGGAAGCACGTCTCAGAGCTCGAGAAATGTTTGACAAATGGGAAGATTGGTGTTATACTGGGGACTTCCATATGTCGATAATGAACGACCAACCGTATATCTCGGCACAGTTCATGAAACATGACTTCGATGTAGAGACTATAGAGACTACTTGGAACGACAGTCCACATTACGCAACTCAACAGGAATTCTTCGATAACGCGAAATTCTGTCACTATACTGGTGGTGAGTGGAAGGTGGATATGGTTAACCACTGGAAGGAAAGAAAATTTAAAACAACTCCTTGGCAGAGAACACTAGTACCATGATAGATAAGGAAGACGTGTTGGCTATCATAAACGAAGAATATCTTAAATGTATGGAAGAGATGGGTTCTACCGAAAATAGTAGTCCCAACTTCTACTGCATTGTCCAGAATATCTCACTATTACAGTCCCTTCGCAAGCGCATAGAAACTGAAATTAATTAATATATTTTCAAAATAAGTCTTGACAAACCCTCCATAATGTCGTATAATACCTAGGTATTGTGATGATTAGAGAGGGTTTTTTTGTGTTATTTGAAATATCAAATGAGGGTGATGGGATATCGGCAACCATTAGTGAGTCTCAGAATCCCCGACACAGATATCGTCTAGTGTATATGGATGATGATTCAAGTGAGGTAATCTCTGCCGTGTTCGGAGATGACTACAATAGGTTTGTAACACGCGCACTTGAATTTGTTAGAGGAATAAAATTAAAATGAATGACATAACTATTCCAAATAGAGCTTTGGTAACCGATCTAGTCAATGAACATATTTATCGACCAGAAAATCCCAACTGGGGTCAACTGATGGTTGTTTTGTACGACTATGGGTTTACATCTGGCCAAGTTTATAGTATAATGACTAGCGTAAGAGAAGAGGGTGTTGTGTGAAAGATAAGGTAATATTAGTAGATTGTGACGGAGTTATTCTTGACTGGGGATATGCATTCCAACGTTGGATGACGCGTCATGGTTATGAGATAGTCGACCCAGACGTATATGACATCGGTAAGATGTATGGGTTGGAATCGAAAGAGAAGAAACAATTAGTTCGTATGTTCAATGAGTCTGCTGCGATTCGCAAGATTCCACCTCTGCGTGACGCAATCAAGTATATCAAGAAGTTGCACGAAGAACATGGTTATGTGTTTCACGCAATCACTTCTTTGAGTAACGATGAGTACTCTCAACATCTACGTACCAAGAACCTGTGTGAACTGTTCGGTAAGACTGTTTTCGAAACATATGTCTACCTAGATACTGGTGCCGATAAAGATGAAGAGTTGGCTGCCTACAAGGACACTGGGTGTCTGTGGGTAGAAGATAAGGTAGAGAACGCGGTTGCGGGTGCGAAAGTTGGACTAGAATCCGTCGTGATGTCTCATGTCTACAACCAAGATACCGATTTCCCACTGATGCGTAACTGGAAAGATATATACGAGTACGTAACAGGAAAATAATTACTCCTTACTTGGTTTCCTGACCAACCTTTGGGACTCTTCGGAGTCCTTTTTTTTTAATATAAATACATATTTAATCTGATACAACAGGTGAATAATGAGATACGTAGGATACAGTGAATTTTATCATGACTCCGGATTCGCTATCATCAATGAAGATGGTACGGTAGAGTTCGCAACTCACGGAGAACGGTACTCCAAGAAAAAGAACGATGCGAATATTCCGGACGTACTCTGGGACATGATTAACGATGATGACCATGTTTCTTTCTATGAAGACCACGGCATCAAGTTTGATATGCGAGGGGGTGTTGAGGCAACTGGTAGAACCTCCGAACAGATTCAAAGTTCAGAAAGTTTCGAAATGTTTCCCTATCCAGAAGCTTCCGTCTACGATGCGCACCACCTACACCACGAATCACACTGTGCCTCTGCGTTCTACACACGTCCTTGGGACGATAAAGAAGACACCGTCCTAGTCTCTATCGATGGCGTTGGTGAGTTACAGACTGCCTGCATCATGGACTCCGATTTCAATCTAATCAAAGAATGGCACTACCCTAAGTCGGTAGGCCTAGTATACACCCTCACAACTAAGTTCCTTGGTCTACGTCCACTCGAAGATGAATACGTGGTCATGGGTCTCTCTGCGTATCATGAAACGTGTCCTAAGTCGAAGGCAATCACTGACTGGTTGATACGTTGGTATAATAACCTAGAAGACATTGCACCAGAAGTTGAAATGGGTGTCGCGGTTGGTGGTGCTGAGTCTAAAAGAGAACAAGACCGTCTACGATTCCGAAGAGAATTTAAACGTAGAATACTATCTGTAGAGGACAAAGTAGCCGCACGTGCAACTCAAGACTTCGCGGATTATGCTATCATGCAAATCATGGGTACTGCAGCACAGTACGGTAAGAAACTGTGTTACTCCGGTGGTTGCGCACAGAACGTTGTAATTAACTCACGATTGTTCGAGTTATTCGACGAAGTACATATCGCATGTTCACCGACAGACGCTGGTTCAGGTCTAGGTACCGCCGCACGGTCATGGTCAAAGGCAACAGGTAAAGATAAACTAATCTGGACTCCATACTCTGGTTATGACATCCAACGACCAATCGACCCTAGTGAAGTCGTAGACCATCTAATCAATCAAAAGGTGTGTGGTATTGCAAACGGTAAGGCAGAGTTCGGGCCGCGTGCTCTAGGCAACCGTTCCCTTATTGCAGACGTACGTTATGACGTACAGGATACAGTGAATGGTATTAAACGTCGACAGAAGTATCGTCCATTTGCCCCTGCAATATTAGAAGAGTATGCAGAAGAGTACTTCGACGGCCCTATGAACGACCACATGCAGTTCACTTCTAAGGCATTGCACGACTACGCTCCTGTTACCCACGTAGACGGAACCGCACGTGTACAAATTGTAAAGAAAGACTGTGAGTCTATCTTCCGTAAGGTTATCGAAGAATACCATGATAGAACCGGAGTACCAATGCTACTAAATACTTCCCTCAACATTCGCGGGCGGCCTATGGTCAACGATGAACATGACGCTGAGATGTGGGAACAGAAGTATGATGTTAAGGTGTTCTAATGACACCAGAAAATGAGTCATCAGGCTTAGACATGTTTGGTAACCCTGTTGGGACAGAGTATAGAGAAGATATCTGTCCACCAGACCTTATGTGTATTCCTAGAGAAACATGGGATACCATATTAGAAGAGAACCAACTAGCATGGGATTCTGTGAATAATGTAGTTGCACCGAAAGGTGATGCACAAGCAGTCGCAGAGTTTACATGGCACATATTATTCCTCACTCCGTGGGAACTTGCTTACATCGCATTACCAATGAGCGTATTAGCATTTTATGGTTTATCCATATATGCAATATTTAAATGGTTACAAAAGAGGTTTAAATAAAATAACATGTTTTCAGAACAACCAGCAGTAACACCAACTCCAGAAGCAAAACCATTCAAACAGAAGATTGAGCTTGAAGTAGAGTTTGACACATCGAGCAAAGAGGTCAAGACAAGTAAGTTTGAAGGGTTGTTGCAGTTCGCGGATGTAATCGATGCGTATCGACTTTTCCCGCGAGCATTCATCGCTACTTATCTGTACCTGCTCATCGAAGTAACTCAATGGTTCATGACGATACCTGAACCCAATGCATCACAGGCGGGACTTATCTCGGTCGTGGTTGGTGCGGGCGCAGCATGGTTTGGTCTATACACATCTACAGGTTCCGCACGTAAAGTCAAAAGTATTAAGACTAACTAATGAAACCATCTGAACTAGTGACTTGGCGAGGGACGCCAGGTGTCGGAGACTTTATGTGGGCATTGAACGCGTGTCACAAATATGCGGCAGATGTAAATATAAGAAAAATCAATCTGGAGATTCACTGGGAACACGGTGAAGACTATCTTCATCACTTCGAAGACCCCGAAACAATCATAGAACGATGTGACTACATCCATAATTTCTATCACCAGAAGGAACGCGTTGAGGTACACCATATCTTTAATGCTAAGGGTAGATACCAAGACTGGAAGTTTGACGATGATGTTATTTTGGAAACAAACGGAGAACGTAGGATAGCGGCAATACATAGTCACAAGGCTCGGTTCTGGTTCGAATCCGACTTTTACGATGATAGGCCAGGCAGTACTGCTCCCGATAATGATTGGATATTTCGCAAGGACGCATTCCAAGACTATGACCCTAAACGAATTGTCTTCTGGAGACCTACATGGAATGCAGAGAAACCCCGTACATGGAAACGTATATTTGAAAATGACGACTGGAATAAGTTAATTAAACATTTCGAAGGTCTGGGGTTCAATATGCACGAACTGTCATACCGCACCCCCGCATCTGAAGCGATGCACCTCATCTCTACATCAAGAATGGTTATCTGTTACGATGGTATCTGGCACTATGTTGCAAAGAATTTTGCACGACCACTCGTGGTAATCAGTGGTGAAGGAGTGACTAAATACCATACACCGAATGCGTTAAGAATAAGTCCAGACAAATCTAAAGTAACTGACGGTAAGGATGCATGGTGGTGGATAGAACGTGTCGAAGAATTGTTGAACCAAACTAAACGAAAAGCAGTAGAATATGAAGAGAGGATGAAAACTTATTATGGAAATGACTAGAGAAACATTTCAGATTGACCGTGCCGTAATCGAAGTCGCGGGGGGATGTAACTACTCTTGTTCTATGTGTCCACAGGACTTGCGTGAAGGTGGACGACACAAAGGGTTCCGTCGTATCATGAAACTTGATGAGTTCGAGAAGTACGTTGCTGATTGCGCACAGTATGGACTGAACGTTGTCAACTTAGACGGTTCAGGTGAAGCCACGATGGCAAAGAACCTACCTGAGTATATCAAGGTAACGAAGAAGTATGGGGCGAAGTGCTTCATCTTCTCTAACGGATTCAAGATGGAGGGTCAGTACATGCGTGACTGCGTGGACGCGGGACTGGACTTCTATAGATTCTCATTCATTGGTGCAGACGAACAAGACTATTCCAAGTGGATGTACAATGCTGTGGGTGGTCACTACGCACAGATTAGACGTAACATCGAAGAGATGGTTGCGTATGTAAAGGAGTCGGGTTCAGACTGCGTGGTATCAACTTACCACTTGATTACCGATAATGATAACATCGACCAAGAACTAGAGAAGTACAAGACTCTAGTAGATGAGTTGGGTGTCAAGACAGAAATCTGGAAGATGCACAACTGGTCTGGTGTTCAGGATATATCAGCATCTGGTGTCCGTGAAGGGCAAAAGAAGACATGTGGTCGACCATTCTCTCCAGATGTAGTAATCCGTGCCGGTGGACTTGAAAAGAAAACTGGTGCGGTACACCCATGTTGTCAAGTGTTAGGACGGGACGAAGAGGCCGTGTTGGGTCACTGTTCCGACGACAACATCTTAGATATATTCTTTGGTGAAGAGTATGAAACTCTACGAGAGCAACACCGCACCGGAGACTACCCAGACTTTTGTAAGAGCTGTGACTTCTTGGTAGATGACCCAGAAGTTCTGGTATACACCAACCACGAACGTGATCTGATGAAGATGCACGGAACTAATTTCACACTTAACGATTATAGGGATTAATATGTTTAATTTAGAAAAACTTTCTTTTTACGGTATGATGGCAAAGACTTGGATTCAAGCACGCCTTGGCGAACGCACAACATATGATGGTGTAGTCATCATCGCAATCTGTGGTAGTTACCTCATCTTTGATGGTATCATCACATTAGGCGCATACGCTGGTATTCTATATGGTCTATGGACTATGTGGGAACAACAAAAATAAATTATATAATAAAAAGTTCTCAGAAGTATTTTATTATAAATAATAAGACTTATTCCGTATTTGACTGGCCAGTCCAGCGAGTTCCATTTCGCACGTGCGGTGTAAGAAACTCTTTAAAGAATTTACCGAGGAACAAACAATGAAACACAGCATTGTAACACTTAACGATCACTACTTGGTCGGCAGTGCCGCATCGGGTCATGATTTCGTTCAAAACATGTATGGTATGTATATCCGTTACGAGCAAAACCTAGACACATCAAAAACCAATCTAGAAATTTCTTCTATAGCGCAAGACAAGTTGTATAAACCATTGTTTTGGACATCGCTGGGTTGGATTTCAGCACACGACCCTATCTCATCCGAAACAATCATAAATGGAATAAACAATAATGCTATTGTAACTTCTCAACTATTGAGAATAAAGAGAGACTATAAAGATGTATTGGTCTCTGCTTGGCAGACATGGTCTTCAGAATCATCTTGGGAGGAATTCTGCGCGAGTCCTATTGGATTCTCTATGATAAAATCTTTCGAAGAAGCTGCTAACCAGTTTACATATGAAACAGTAATATCTTACGAAACCCTAGTAGAGAACCCACATCGGGTATTAACTTCTATAGTAGAGCACCTTCTACCGCGTCAAGATAACCCAGAACTAGAAACTTTTGGACAAGCTAAACGCACCATTAATTTGGATGTTATCGACGCTGTTGTTCAGGACTCTAAAGTACGCGATTGTCGTCCAGGCGTATCACAAGGTCTACTAGAAAGTGTTGGTGTTTGGAAGCAATTCATATCAAAGACTCAAGCAGAAGAAGTAGATGAGTTCGTAGAATCACTATAATCTTTAGTTAGGTTTAAGATAGATAAAGACGGGATTGGAAACTTTCCCGTCTTTTTTTTGTTCTGAGAATAATATGGTTAGAAAAAGTTTTTTGACAGGATGTGACTTTAACACCGAATGGCAGCTGCCTTGGTTTATAGAGAACTTCATCGAACATTCTGTGGGGATTTTGCAGATAGCGGACTTTGGTATGACAGATGATATGTTAGATTTCATCGAACATCATCCTAGATTCGGTAAACAACTTTATGTTCTTAGTTTTGAAAACAAAGTTGACGGGTGGTTTAAGAAGCCACGGGCAATATATGAGGCGACTCGCGATAAGTTCACGATATGTTGGTTAGATACCGACTGTCAAATAGACGGTGACGTAGATTCTATTTGGGGATTCTATGAAGAAGGTAGAATGGGTATGGTAGTAGACCGCCCTTGGACTAAGAGACGCCCTGGCAATGGGGACTGGTACAACTCTGGAGTAGTCCTGAGTGACCGCAACGAAACTCTGATTAACTGGATGAATTCTTGTGAAGAAAACCAAACTGAATCTGACCAGTACATCCTACACCATATACACACCCCCATAGAAAGGTTAAGCAAAATATACCCATTACCACATAAATACAATACGTTACGGTTAGACTACATAGATAAGTTAGCTGTAGATAATCCTATCATTATACACCATACTGGAAAGAAAGGTAATGATGTGATTAAACAACAGATGAATTTTTAGTTACTGGAGAATATAATATGTTAAGTGGATTAATAGGTTCACTACTAGGATTCGGGGGTTCCCTTGTCCCAGCAGTGACAGACCATTTCGCTGCAAAGCGAAACAACGAATTTGAATTAAAGAAGATGGAGAAGATGGCTGAACTACGGGCAGCTGGATTCGACCATGATATGAAGATGTTCGAGACCAAGGCGGCAGACGATGAACACGCTCGATTGATCGAACACGACATCTCAATCAACCGAGGTACAGGGTTCATTGCCGGACTACAGAAGTCGGTACGCCCTATAATCACATACTGTTTCTTTGTCCTGTTTGCGGTGATAGAGGTTAACATGTTACAACAAGCACTAGCGAATGGAACAGACCTTTCGAGTGCATTGAACACCTTATGGGATGAAGATACCAAGGCGATATTCGCTGCGATTATTTCTTTCTGGTTCGGTTCACGTGCGGTAGAGAAGGCACGAGAACGTCAAATAAAATGAAGGTGAAAGATGTATAATTATGAAGCGACAATACGCAGATGGGTGGATGGTGATACTGTCGACGTTGATATTGACCTTGGTTTTGGTCTTGTTTACTCTAATCAGCGCTTGCGTCTTTATGGTATTGATGCTTACGAGTCGCGCACTAGAAACCTTGACGAAAAGAAAAAGGGTCTTGCAGCAAAAGATTACGTCAATGAGATGGCTCCGGTAGGTACCAAGGTAAGTATCATTACCCATAAAACAGGTAAGTACGGACGTATCCTCGCAGAAGTGTTCGTCGAAACCAAATATAATGAATGGAAGTGTATCAACACCCTACTAACAGAGGAAGGTCATGCGACGCGGTATCCTGTATAAAATAGCCCTTGCCATAGTGGTATTGTTTGTGGTATCATGTGACCCGTCTCCAGAGAAAAGAATAACGGGGACACAGGACTTTACTGGGGTTGAATTTCCTATTACCGTCTATACATATGATAGTCGGACAGAACTAAACAAAGCAATAAAGGATAGGAACCCTAGTAAACGCACGGTCGAAGGACTCGCACTATGGTTTCTGGTAAAATCAACTAGAGATATAAAACGATGTGAGATTCATGTCGTAACTCCAAGAAGTATTGATGATGAACACGTACTTACTTGGGGACATGAACTAGCCCACTGTATATACGGTGCATATCACAAGGAACCAAAATGAAACGAGTCAATATATTAGGTAACGGTGATCACGCTGCCTTATATGAGAAAGGTACTAACGGAGATTTGCTCGTGTGCAATATGCCTCCTATAGAACTGAGTAAGGAAGAAGTATATGCGTCTTGCATGGTTGACTTCAAAATGATGGAGGCTCTGGAAAAGGGTGAAGTCAAGTTGGATGAGTATGACTGGGTTCTGGGTACACGCCCGCGTAGATGGATGGAAGTGAAGGCCGCGTTCTACTTGAAGTACTCCCAGAACATACGGGGATTCCATACTTACGTCCCACCCTATGCTCAGTTGCCCGGGCATAAACTGTCAGAAGCTGCATCTAACTATAGTTGCGGTCACATGGCAGTAGACTATGCGTGTCGCACCATGAAAGCGAAAGAGGTACATCTGTATGGGTTCGACGCAATGTTTGATATGAACCTAAACAGTTATACAGACAACTTCTTGAAGTCTAACAGGACTGCGTTAAACGTACACCGTATGGCCAGTAACTGGCGTCCTATATGGTCTGGATTCTTTAGAGAGTTCAGTGATGTTCAATTTGTCATTCATCATGGTCATGCAGATATTAAATTATCGTTACCTGAGAATGCGAGAGTGGAGGTTAGAGCACTATAATGGAAATGGAAAAACTTATTAAGTCAGCAAAAGAGTTTGTATCTGATACCGCACATGATTTTGTAACAGTTTGGGAGTTCAGACCAAACGTGCTTATTTGGTGTGCAGTAGCAGGAATTATACTACTGCTGATATAAAAAAAGGGGACTTTCGTCCCCTTCTTCATTCTTACTGTCGGGTAAGTTCCTTAGAATACTTTAATCATGGATTTCATAATATCGTATTCTTCCGGGCGGCCTGTTGACATATTTTCGTCCCAATTTGAACGTAGGGCAAATGTTGTGTCGACCATTGTCTTGCTGTCTTTCTCTTCACCATTGAACCATTTAACTGAAGACGGTGCTCCGTAATAAATGTCGACCATATCAAATTCTGGTGCGCAGTATGGTGCGAAGATTTCTCGTACTTGAGATTCTTCAAAACCAACTTCTTGGTCTTCCATAGGCACGCCTAGGAAAACTACTGCATCAAACTTTTCATGTTCACCCTCAAGTGTCCACGATGAATGTCCATGTTTGTACTGTTGTGAACAAGACATGAAATTTTCTTTCATTTCGTTGATGTCATAAATTTCGTGCATTACACCTTTGTACTTATCTTCAGGTGGACGCGGAATGACAAAAGAACAGTCATACTGGTACATCTTCATAAGTGTTGGTATGAACTGAGCAATGATGTTCATATCTGGAAAAGATTGCATCCCCTCTCTTTCTGGTGGAAGTATGTCAATCATACGACCAGCAAACTTATCAAGCATCCAGTGAGTCTGGCCATCATTGAAGTGACCAACAAACAGGATATTCTTATATCCACAAGACATCAACGCGTTAACGAACATTGGGGCACGTGAAAGAGCTTCTTCCGCCATGTCGATTTCTAGATTCTTGTAACGTAGATACTTACCACGAACAGTAGTAAGTTCCTTTAACTGATTGTTTAAGAAACGTGCTAGACGCACCTTTTCTGTTTCTGGGAAGAAGGTCTGTGATTGACCGTCTTTTAAAATGACTTCGTCTTTTGGGTTGTAAAACATTGGTTAGGATCCCTTATAGATGTTTTGTATGTATTCTTCGAATTCCTCGATTTTGTCCAAACGGTTCGGCCACAGGATATATTCCTTCTCAGGGTTCGCCTTGAGGTTAGTCAAGAGTGGTTGAATCGCATTGTACAAGTCGTCGAGACGTGTTGTGGTTTCGTCTATTGCATCTGAGACTGACTCTAACTGCTGGGCAGATTCGAGCTCTGACTCATCTACTACGGTGAAACCGAAATCAAATAGTTCTTTATTCATATGTTTATTTATACAAAAAGCTTTGACAACCTATGGATTGCCTGATATAATGTCTATTCTGACCTAGAGGGGATACTATATGAATATTTTTAGATTACACGATGATCCAGTCAAAGCAGCACAGATGATGTGTGACAAGCACGTAGTCAAGATGGTTACCGAGTATGGCCAATTATTATCTACCGCACACCGAGTTCTTGACGGTTTACCTGAGAAACGTCCTTCCAAATCCGGAAAACGCATGGTAGACCATTATATAGTCGATGGCGAGGCTCGTGAAAATTTACTATATAAGGTTGCACATAAAAACCACCCATCTGCTATCTGGTGTCGCGAGAGCAACGAAAATTACCGATGGTTGTACAAACACTTCCAGGCAACTGCCAAAGAATACACACACCGTTATGGTCGTATACATGCTACTTATAAAAAGCTATCCGGACTTCTTTGGTTCTCTCCACGCAACATTAATCAGTTTAGCCAAGAGACTGTCATGCCTCAGTGTATGCCTGACTACTGCAAAGATGAATTGGTTACCGAAGGGTACCGCAAGTACTACCGTGAAGAAAAGAAAACCTTTGCCAAGTGGACTAACCGTGAGGTTCCACAATGGTTCCTAGAGAGGTAGGTCTTTGGACACTACGGTTCATGTTAATAGTCTGGTTGAGCTTCTCTCAGAAGGCAGATGACGACCTGTTCGGAGTACTTACCAGTATCCGACGATTTAACGAATGTAAGAAGATTGTACACTTGACAACCCCCTAGAATGTATCGTATAATGTACAATGTAAACTTTATGAAACAAACTGAGGATTTATTATGATGCACGGTTCTATGCGCCACACATCTAGCGGCCGCAAGAAGAGTTACAACGCTTGGTCTACCAAGAAGAGACCCGCCCCCAAGTTCGTTCCTATGGAAGTAAAGAGCGAACCCTATAGAAGAGTGGACACTACGGTTTACAAATCTTGCGATAGAGGTAGTCACAGTATACAAATTAAGGAAAGATTAAACTACACCGGAACTCTAATCAAGGGTATCGGTACCATGCACAAGTCCAATGCAATCCCAGTCATTGACGAACAACAGATGAAAGACCTAGCGAATATGAGAAGATGATGTATGACTAAGAGTTCTATTGAAGAAGACCAACGGGTCGCAAAGTTAGAGAGTCGACTTAGTTCGGAAGTCAAAGCCGAGTTCGCTGGAAGCACAATGTCCAAAGCAGGAAGGCTTGCTATGGAACTTAATGCTGAACGTAAACGTCTCAAACAAGAGATGGAGGAACTACAATTAGAAGTTGAAGACCTGAAACCAGCGACACCAACGGGCACTGTTGATAGTTATGTTAAGTGGGTCGCGACTATACTTGGCGTGGTTGGGGTGTTCACGATGAGTGCCGGTTTTGGCACCGTTGGACAGATATGTTACGCATCGGCTGCAGCAGCATGGATATATGTCGGTCACTGTTGGAACGACAAAGCAATTATGATAGGAAGCGCAATATCGGGTACCGCAGTACTAATGAACCTAGTAGACAGTCTAGTAATATCGTGACCAACTATCGCTGATTGGTCGAGCTTTTGCCTTGAATTCTCCCTAAACCTATGAGATAATAGCTACCTAATTGACTGATAGAGAGATAGATTATGACTGCATTTGTTAAAGAAAACTTCGAGTGGGACGGTATGTATCTGATGTACAATGGCCCTTACGAGGGTTCCAAGACTATGGATGAAGTTCATCCTAACTGTCACCCATCTTGGGTAGGTAAGATGAAACCTGCCTTCATTGCACGATTCAAGT